AACAGACTAAAGTAGATTTGGAAGACGTTTTGCGACACTTCCGCGAAATTAACGCAGCACAGGCGCAAGAGATTGCAATCCTGAAGGCGACAATAGATGCAATTAACGCTAAGAACGAGGATTAAGGCCCCGCTATCGGGCATGAAAGCTGACTCGGTTGGTTGGGCTGCTGAATCCCAGCTGCTCAACGGCCGGGCGTTCGTGAAGCGCTCTAAGGGCTCACACCGCCGCTTTGACGCATCTTGGGTTGGCTCATACAACTCGGCCGAGGAAGAGTCGCTACAGCACATCATCAACTATGCTGACGGCCTTTACGGCGACGGACCATACTACTTCGTTGACCCGTTTGCCAGCAACCAGAACCTAATGCCACAGCACTGGGCTGCGCCAATGCTGGCAGAGCTTGGCTGGCCCGGTCTGACTAAGCAGCTTTCAGCCGTCTACACTTCGGCAACTGTTGCTAATAACTACCCGTCTAAGTATGTAGAGTTCGAGACCACTAACAACTTCGCAAGCGACCGCAAGGTTACCCTTATCATCCCGGCAGGGTACAAGCTTCACTTCGGCTGGCATGGTCCATCTGCTGGTGCAACTTCTGGCATTCGCATTCAGCCATACAAGCGCTCTGACGGCACTGCAGACACTGCAGTAAATCCAACTAAGATTGTTGCTGGCGGAACTGTGCGCACTAACACTCAGATTAACGGAACTACTCACTCTCGGGTTGAGATCTTCCTTGCAACCACTTCTGCAGCAACTGTGCAGATTACTGCAATGATTGCTCAGATTCTTCCAGACACTCTTTCTGTTCCGTCTGGTGGATTCATTGCTGGCAAGGGAACTACTGGACTTGAGTTTGCACAGAAGCCGACGATTGAGTACATGTCGTCAGCAATCAACACCGGACAGATTGGCATGGCTGCTACCTGGGTAGAGGTTTAATATGGGCGTAGACATTATTAACGGCTCTGGCAACGGAGGCGTGTTTGAAGACACAATCATGGGTTGGTCTTACTCCGAGGAGGTTACCTCGCTAGAGCCAGGCAACGTCAAGGGTGCGACTGGTCAGGTCTCATTTAGAGCTGGAGAGTTAACGGCGGACAAGGTTGGGAACACCCACCCTAACAGCAAGCTGATGATTAACAATGCCATCAGCCTACGCGACGACGACTATGGCATCGTGGATGTAAAGGTTAACAGCATCTCCACCAACGCCGGCATTGTCAGCGTAACTGGAGATACGCTCCAGTGGAGGCTAAATACTACAAAGACTGCCATGCCTGTGCCGAACGTGAATCAAACCGACGTGACCCAGAGTGTTCCGGCTAATCTGCTAGGTGCTATCAATTACTACTGCGGCCTTGTCGGAATTGTTCCTACAATTGACGAAGAGCTTTCTGACGAGCTTGAAGCCGTTACCGTAAACTTTATTGGATGGAAGGGTAACGTCTGGGAGCACTTAAAGATGCTCTGCGCAGCTTCTAGCTCAAGCGCAACAGTCAACTCCCCGTTTGAGATGTTTGTTGGCGAAGACGGCCTTGCTTTCCGAAAGGCATTGACAACAGCTTCAGACCTCGAAGAGTTTAAGTCAGACCACTCTGTAAACGTCTCTTCTGGAAATCCTGCAAAGCAGGTCGACATTTACCGCTACAAGACCTCCTATGGCCAGAAGAATGTTTTTGAGCAGAGCAACTACGACGAGTCTGGTGAGAACCCAGGCAAGTTCCTTGCAAGTATTACAGACTCTATGCAGGTTGAGGCCGGCGAGACTGTTACTAAGCGCGTAAAGATTAATGCCACATTGGAGACCGTGAATCAGCCGGTTTGCAAGAGCACAATCACCCGAGACTTCCCGAAGCCTTATGAGGGTAGCACTGGCGAGTATGTGGTATTCGGAAATGACGGCTATGCGATTGAGCCCGGGCAGTGGGACATGTACGGCGGCAAAGTTACTGTTGCACTTACTGATGTCCCTGATGAGATTGAGATTACTGTTAAAGCTCCAGCTGTTGACAGCCTGGAAAAGGCCCTAGGCGGAACCGGCTATGCCCCTTACCGAATCGGTGTCGAGTCGGTCGAGGGTGCGGACTATCCAGCATTCTGGATTACCGGCATTGGCGTTTTCTTTGAGAAGCGCAAGCACACAATCTTGACTGGCGCACCGGAGGCGTATGCACCGACCGACAGCTCGGCAACTATTGACAACCCTTTCATTATCGGGCTTGGTCAGGTCTACTCGCGTGGCGCTGCGGCGGCTCAGGCGATCTGTGGGCCGGTTGTTACGGCATCTTCGACTCTCGCTACGGCAAATGCTTTTGGCCAGACTATCGGTCGCACAGAGCTTATGGACAGCAACAAGTTCAGGATCGAATCTGCTTCTTACAGCGAGAGCTCTGTTTCGATTGAGGCCACCGCCTACGTCAGCATTGCAGAGTTCAATGCCAAGTGGGCCGGTAAAACCTTTGACAACTTTAAGAGCATCGCCCTTGACCCAGAGCTCTACGAGGAAGAGGCCTTGCGCTTCAACGAGTTTACGGTAATCCCGCTTATGGAGGCTAACTAATGATTTACCCAAACAGTAACCTGCCTACGGTTTCACAGCCTTGGGGTCGTGCGGTTCAGAAGGGCCTTGAGACCCTAGAGGCGACTGTAAAGAGCAATGACGTTAACAACAAGGCAAGAGACGCTCAGTTGCAGAGCTCCTACATTCAGGTCAACAAGAGCGTTCAGGACATTAAGTTTGCCGTATCTCAGGCAGGTATCGCCATCGGCGGAGTAAACGAAATCACCTCGAATATCTACGTCCCCGGCACGACCAAGATCAATGGAACAACCATCCAAACCGGAACTCTTAGCGCAAGCATTATTAATGGTGGAACAATTAACTCTACTGTTTCTATTACGGGTTCTGTAATTAAAAGCGCCTCTACTGGCGCTAGGATTGAGATATCTGGCACGTCACTCAAGGTTTATAACGCAACCCTAGAGGCTCCGGTTGCCTCAATATACGGTGACTCTACTGGTTTTTTTATAAATGGAGGCAACGGCAGTTATGTTGGTGTTGGTAGCGGCTCAGTAAGCCTAGATGCCGGAACGTCTAGTTTGGTAATGCAGAATACCGGCACCGTTATTATTGGCACCGTAGATATTATGGATGCGCTTAACGTCTATGGCACACTTGAGACATATGGCCTACTTGATGTCTATGGCGGGTTAACGCTAAGCAGCACTTCTACCTTCAATGATGCTATTACGATGAATGCGCAGCTGACCATCTCAAGCCCAAACAGGCTTGTAGTGCCATACGCTTACACCCAAACAACCACCAGCGCAACCAACATGTTTATTGGTTCGAATGGAAATATAATCCGGAGCACTACTACCTCGTCTCGTAGGTTTAAAAATAGTATTCGTGATTTTGTTTTTGATGTGGATGCTTTCATAGCAATTAAGCCTGTAAAGTTTAAATACAACGATGGAATTATTACCGACCCGGACCAAAAAGACTGGGACATACTGGGCTTTATTGCTGAGGATTTTGTCGACGCAGGACTGAATGAGGTTGTTACATTTGACGATGACGGCCAGGTATCTGAGCTTCGTTATGATAAACTTGTAATGTTGCTACATGGCGCTTTGGCCCAGCAAAATGAGCGAATTAAAGCTTTGGAGAATAAATGAGCGAACAGACTAAAGTAGATTTGGAAGACGTTTTGCGACACTTCCGCGAAATTAACGCAGCACAGGCGCAAGAGATTGCAATCCTGAAGGCGACAATAGATGCAATTAACGCTAAGAACGAGGAAGTAAATGGCAGTAACCTCTAAGGGTATTACGTACCCAACCTCAAGCGATAACATCGCACCGCTTGAGACGCACTTTGCGAACCTGGCAAACACTGCAGACAACATTGGTGCTATCGCTGGTCGCACCCAGTTTACCGGTCCAGATGCTACCGGCTCAACAATGGACGTAGAAATCACCTTTGCAAGCCCAGTCCCGCAGTACACGAAAGTTACGGCGAATGTTGAGACTACGGCAAATGGCAGCTGCTACGCTGTGACCCTTCTCGAAAGCCCAACCATCAACGGCTTTAAGGTCCGAGTTTACCGACTAAACGGCAGCACCCCAGAATCTCTAAAGCTTGCGTGGATCGCAAGTTCATACATCCAACCGTAAGGAAAATGAATGGCTAAGGCACAATTTCCAATTGATGGAAAACTAGGCAAAGACTTCAAGATTACTTCCCTCATGGGCTGGCGTATCCACCCTGTGCAGAAGACCAAGAAGCACCACAACGGAACCGACATCTGGTCACACCACGAGCCATGCTGGATTGAAGCGCCTTACGACGGCAAGGTGATCGAGGCTCGAAAGTCAACCGCTGCAGGCGGTGGCTTTGGTAACTTCGTAATCATCCTTCACAAGATTGACGGCAAGTTCTACACCACCCTTTACGCACACATGCAGGATGGGACCATAAAGGTCAAGAAGGGCCAGAAGGTAACTGCCGGCATGCCTCTTGGCAAGATGGGAACTACCGGCATGTCAACCGGCAAGCACCTTCACTGGGAGCTTCGCCTGGGCAAGGTTCACACCTGGGACGCTGCTGGCAAGAACTACATTGAGCCGATTGCGTTCTTCAAGGCATTGATTGCCAAGGAGAAGGCTATCGCCTCAGCCCCTATTGCAACTCCAGAAGAGGCGCTTATCGCTCCAGCACCGGAGCACAACGAAGCTCAGGCGGCGGCTGTTGAGGCCGCAAGGTTAGCGGCAAAAGCTCAGTAACACACAACTTAAAACAAATGGGCCCTGGTTAATTCTGGGGCCCATTTTCTATATCTAGGGATGTATGAAAAATATTAGATTGATAGCGGCGCTTTTACTTGCATTTGGATCACTTGCATTTTCACAATCAGCGGCAGCCAGTGACTGGCAGACATCTAATGGGCGGGTAGTTGACGGCACTGTGCAGTTTGACTACCGAGGTGGCCAGGCTACCCAGCTTCTAACCGTACCCGAAAACTCAACGCTGACAATATCGGTTAACAACATGACCGCAAACTGTATCGGCACATGTATTCCGCGCCCCGACACCTGGTCTTTGACCATTAACGGCGAACGCTGGGATGGCAACACTATTGACATCGTTACCATTCAAACCCAGGTTTCAGGCGAGGTTCTGATTCATGTCACAGGCCGAGACGAGGGCTTCTGGGGTGGGTGGTATGGGCCGATCTTTTCAGCGCCAATTATTACCAGCCCAGAGCCAGAGCCCGTAGAGACTGGCGCTTGGGAGGGTCAGTTATTTACCGCAACCGCCCCAGAGGGCGAAGTGTTTACTGCTGTAACTGGCTGGTATGGGGCCCCGAACGACCCGAGCTGTGGCGCTGACGTGAGCACAATTCTGCAGGGCTTCTTGGGTTCAAGCACCTTCACCGTTGGTTCGGATAATGGCGTATTTGGCGACCCTTGTGGCGGTGTTGTTAAGGTTTTGCGCGTGAACCTGACCAGTACAGTAGGGCCATACCAAATCGAGCCGTCACCAACACCGACACCATCAGCATCGGAAGCGCCAGCGACATCTTCAGATACAGGCCCAGACCTCCCAGCGCCAGTAGAATCCCCAGAGAGTCAGCCGCAGCCTTCTCCCACTCCGTCGGTCGACGTGGTTGACCCTGTTGTGACTCCGCCTGTAATTGAACCTCAGCCTCAGCCACAGCCTATTCCCTTCCCTGTCGAGCCGACTCCCGAGCCAGAACCTGAACTGCCTTTGCCAGAAGAAACGCAAGTCCCAGAACCCCCAGTGGAGCAAACACCAGAGCCAGCATTGCCAGAGGTTCCAGAATCGTTGCCAGAACCAGAAGCGACGCAAGAACCGTTGCCACCGCTAGAAGAAACGCCTTTGCCAGAACTACCAATTGAACCTCCTGTTGAAACCGTAGAAGAACATTCTATCACTTTAATTGAAAACATTTCGGAGATTGAACCGTCAGAGCTTTCAAATGCGCAGGTTGCTTTGCTGGAAGCAGCCACCTTGGCGGTCTTCGAGACAGCACAGCAAGGCTCGCCGGAGTATGCCCAGGCACTTGAGGCTTTGGTCGTCCTTGCCCAGGCAGACGACGCTGAACTGCCAGCCGAGCTGGCCGCTATTCCCTTGCTGGGAGAGGCTGCAGGGGCTGCTCTAGAGGCTTTTAACGTCATTGGTAACATCGGAGCCGACATGTCTCCGCAGGTCCGCGAGCAGGCGGAGGACACCGTTGTGGCTTCTGTCGTTGTCGGCCAAGTTGCTGCATCCGCAGCAGCCGCTGCAGTTTCTGCGTCAGCATCAACCTCAACATCAACAAGAAAGATCAAGTAATGAAGAAACTACTCAACCTAATTGGAATTGTTTTCACTCAAATCCTAGACCAGCTATGGACTCTAGTCGCTCTAGTAATCGGCTGGCTTGTGCTGGAAGGCTCTGCAAAGACAACCACCGCAAACCTAGTGATTGCTGCGACAATTATCTGGATTATTACATACCGAGTTCGCAACCCTAAAGAATAATATAAGGTATAATTGAAGTTGTATAATGGGCGAGAAATGGAAAATTATGCTTTTTGATATTATTCGTCGCACTATCGCGGTGATTATCCTGAACGTAACAAGCGCTTTTGTCGGCGGTTCATTCGTCGGCCTTGAGGTTTGGCAGTCAGCTTTGATGGCTGGTATTGCTGGTATCATGGGTGTCGCACAGGAGCTATCTCGCTCATACCTGGCCGATGGCGCACTAGACATCGAAGAGATCAACCGAGCGTTCGGTAAGGCTGCTGCAAAGCACGAGCCTAAGGATGGCGAACAAGCCTAATGTCGGAATCACCTGAACTTTATGTAACCCTTGGCAGGATTGAGGAGAGCGTTCGCAATATGCGTGAATCGCAAGACCGTATGGAAAAGAAATTTGACGCTCAAGATATTCGTATTAACGAAATCGAACTCGATGTCAAGGAGCTAAAGACTCAGCGTGACGACAAGAGTAACAAGGTCGCAGTAATCATTGCGCTATTTGCAGTGATTGTATCTGCAGTAGGAGTCCTTCTGGGGCTATAGGAAATACCCGACAAGACAAAACCCCCGGTCAAGAGGTGAGCCGGGGGTTTTGCTTTATCTATGGTGCTACTCTGCCGTTTTCAACAAAGTATCCATGCGTTATTGGCATTACTTCTGCAAAGATTGCTTCCATTTCGTCGGCAACCATTGCGATTTCTTCCTGGGGGAACGATGGGTACGTGCCTTGGTTCAGAGAACGCAGGCTCAGGAAGTTCATCAAACTCCTAGCATTCATCGTGACATACATGCTTGAGTAGATGTTTACTGGTAATACCATTCTAGCAACTTCTCTTGCGACCCCTGCGTTCAGCATTCTCTTGTACGATAGATAAGCATCGTCATTTGTTCGCATAATCTCCGCCTGGACCATCATCACCTGGGCATAGTCGCCCTGCTCGAAAGTGTAAGCACCAGGCTTGCCGACCTGCACTAGCGGACGCTCGGTGTGCGGGACATAGAACACAGGCTTAAGCTCCTTGTAGCGACCCGACTCTTCGTTGTATGAGGCTATGCGGTGGCGCATGAACTCTCGGAACACAAAGATCGGTGCTTCGATATAGAAGGTGAACGAGTTGTGCTCAAACGGTGAGCCGTGACGGTCACGCATTAGGTAGTTGATTAGACCTGCGTCTTTATCGGGGTCAGCTACTGCCTCATGGTTTCCGCTGATTGTTGACACTCGGGCCGACATAGCCACTGAAGCGTCAGATGCCATTGAGTCAACCAACTCGACAGTCATGTCTGTTCTGAATTTGATACCGGTCACCGTTGCTCCTCCAAGCGTTTTATTTCGTCTTCAATGTACCAGATTGCTTTACGCAAATCTTGAATCTTTGCATCTTCTTTCAGTCCGGCTCGCCACAGATACTTGATGGCGTTGCCAATATTGAAGTTGCGGTGTCGAGTAATCTGAATGCACTCAACACCGCTAGGGTCGCTTGTGTAGTGCGTTGGGTGGTTTACTGCGTCATGCACCTGTTGAGCCAAACCCGGCATCTCCTCGCTGTGTTTCCGACAACTCGTCTGCCTGCACAAACTGCGCAGACACGAACTCCTGAATAACCAGCTGGGCGATTCGCATCTCCTTGTTGATGATTACTGGCCGAGCACCTGTGTTGTGCAATAGAACCTTAATCTCACCCCGGAAACCCGAGTCAATCGTGCCTGGTGCGTTAAGCACAGTGATTCCGTGGTTCGCTGCAAGTCCAGAGCGGGGGTGAATCAGGCCAACGTAGCCCTCCGGAATTTCAATAAACGTTCCGGTCGCTACGGCGCTTGTCTGGCCTGGGTTCAGGACAATGAACTGTTCTGAAATCAGGTCGGCACCTGCGTCACCGGGCCTTGCGTAGGTGGGTATATTACCCTTTACCTTTACTTCCATGTTTCCTCCTATTGCTTTTTGTCGGTAGTGTAGAAACCGCTACCATTAAACCCAACTCCGCTAATCTTGTAATCTCTTATCAGCAGAGATGGGCAGTTGTCGCAGTGTGTTTTCTTCTGCAACTCAGTCATGCTGCGAATCTCAGTGTAGATGATATCACAGGATGGGCACTTATACTCGTAAGTTGGCATTATTTCTCCTTTGGAAACCTTAGCTCGAACATCTCATCTAGCCCTTTGCACAGCTCGCAACCAACATATCCGCATGTTCGGTCGCAGTGCTGGCAGTAGAAGCTGTCTTCTGTAATCTTGTTGACAGGAAGTTCACAACCGCAAACGATTGTAACTTCTAGCTCTATGCCATCTTCTTCAATGACCATAGTGTACAGGTCTTTTTCTTCGATTCTAAAAACTCGCTCCAAAGGCCCGGCTTGTGCTTTCACACAGGCCAGGCCCTCGGTCCAGTTCTTAGATCGGTCTTGTGGTTGACCCCGAAAGAACACTCTTGCCCCTCATCCACTTGCCACAGCCGTTGCACTCAGCGTGGTGGATGCAATCTGGCCCGTGAAAGATGCGCCCAACGTGGGAACTGTTTGGGTCTGGCTGACTGTGTATGTACCAATGCCGCCTGTGCCCGTACCAAATGCGGTTACAACGGTTTGCGAGGCAACGCCCGCGCCTTGGATGGTCTGGCCCAGATAAATAGTCCCAGACGCCGTGTTAACGTATAGCGTGGAACCAATGATCTGAGAATTTAACGTGGCAGCAGGGTTAGTGCTGTTCATCAATTCGCTGACGGTGCTATTGATAATGTTCATGGTGTAAGTACCAACCCCACCAGACCCAGTACCAAAGGCAGAAATAACCGTTCCAGGGTTAATCCCCGGCCCAAATACAGACTGACCAACAGCAATCGTGCCGTTAGTCATGGATGTCACATCTAGCGTTGTGCCCGTTGCTTGAGCAGTAAACACGGCAGATGAAGGGCTAGAAATGCGCCATGTGTAACGATCAAGACCGTCAACAATGTAGACGTTAACGCCGTTGTCAGAGATGCCTACGCGACCATAAAGCGTGCTTAACTGCCCCACCATTGTTGGGGTGTAAGTTGACGTTAAAGCATAGACATACGGCCCAACTACCGCAATCAGAAAGTT